ACCACATCTTTGGTGGTGGATGAATTCTTATATTTCATCGGAGAGTCATAGATATCTCTACCAACAAAAAAATTTAACTTACCATCTTCATCATAACTCGGTATAATGACGCGATTACTAAATAACCCACTTTCACAATATCCTATATTGTACTTCATTATGTCTTCATGAGTGATGCCTCTTTTCTTTAGATATGATAAGGCATTTTTATAAAAAGGATTTGTGGATTTTTTCCACATTGGTTTGAATTCTTCAGGTAATCTTACAAATTTTTTATCTTCTTCTTGTACCTTTCTCGGTTTATCTCCAACTAAACCACCCAACTCTTCAAATTGTTGTTTGGTAGCGTTCATACCTTTTAAAAGTGTAAATAAACTACGACCTTTTTTATCACATACCCAACAATGCCATACTGACTTTAGAATGTTTACTTCAAGTTTTGGTTTATAGTGATTACAGAAGGGACAGAACCAAGCAAACTGACCTTGTTTTTTATGTCGTTTATGTTTACCGCCTAATACTCTATCGAGTAAGTTTAATATTTTAGATTCTTCAAACACTTTTACTTGGACTAATACTTGTGGGTAACCAAACTTGGTCTCCATCTTGATTATATATTGATAATAAACTATCTCTCCATTTTTCTACAGATGAATATTGAGAAAGATAATTTCTTAGGTCTCCTAAATAAGTATTTCTATCTTCTACGGAAAGATTAGATATTTCTGCTATTTGTTTTTCGAATTGTTTTTGTGTTGATGCTCTAAACGGATATTTCATGTCTTTACACCAATTCTTATGGATTACAGGAATCTTTCCATAATCTATTGATTGAAAAATACTATACCCAAATGGTTCATCTTCAAAACAACTATGACTTATTCCCCAATCATTTCTTCGATAAAAATCATCAATTTTGTCAACACGATAATCTTCAATGATAATATTGGAAAAATTTACTTTGTTTTTATAATCTGTAAATGTTTCTTTGAACGAAGATTCAGATGTCAACGCTATAGATTTTATTTTTTGTAAGAAATGTAGGTTTTTTCTTGGTTCACATCTTGCTGGAAATCCAACTACATTTGAACTATTAGCACTCAAGTTATATTTAAACTCATACACATTTGGTATATTCAAATTAAAATCTTTTTCATTATCTAATCCAATCCAAATTGACATTTCACTATCTTTTATCAAGGTGTTTTGAAAATTGATGGATTTCTGTTGGTAACCTAAACTTTTTTTTGTAAATTTTTTTAATTTTTGTTGATATTTCAATGTTTGAGATTCAAGTGAATGTATACAAACAGAATCTATCTTTCTATCATATACCTTTCTCATTTTTTCACTCGACCAATTTTTTGAATTTCCATACATCATGATTGGTAAAGGATAGGACAAAAGATGAAATTTTCTAGCACCTTTGATAATCATATCGATTGTCCTTCTATCAGGTAGTGAGAAATAATTTGCTATTGGTAATTGGGACATGGTATATTCATATTCCCAAGAAGAGCCGGGTCTATGTATTACATCAACAAATTGTTTAACATAATTAATCCATTCATCTTCTTGTTCAACTTCAATTAAAAGTATTGGTTTTACAATTAAATACGGTGCAACATTATTAACCCAATCATCAATCCATTTAGAAATTCCACCATTTGATACATTTCCAACTTCTGTGGCAACATAAACATCATAAGGTTCGTTTAAGTTAATCATTTTATCAAATCAATAAAGTCTTGTATCTCTAAAACAGCATATGTTTTACTACGATTTCTTTTGAATATTAGAACAGGTTTACCCTTCTCACTATTTGATTCAGCCTGTTTCAATGATTCCCAAATGTTAATCTTTTCTTGATTTTTACATTCAATAGCATATGGAATCAATTTACGAGCTGCAGGTGAAAGTTGTATATCTTCTCCACTTTCTCCCATAGTGGTAGATTTAATATCATCTTCTTCTAATTGTGTAAATGTTTCGAGAAGAATGTCTCGAACTGAATTTTGTAACCGTTTACCTTTGTTCTTGGCACTTCTTGTTTTCATATTGATAAGTATAACCTTGTTTGTTGAAACTACCTAAAAATCTTGCTCCATTTTCTTCTGTATTCCTTTTGTGCCCACTTTTCAGCTAACTCTTCCCATTTATTATCATCATGAGGGTCTTTACCATGATAGGCTGCCATCGTACCAGCTTGGTCGTATTTCTTTTTAAACTTTCTCCATCCTAATCTATCAGCGTCAAGTGCATGTTTTATCTCGTGTAGTACAGATATAATAAATTCTTTCATGTTTGGATAGGAACGATTCAATAGAATGGTATCGGTTTCAGGTATGTAATCACCATAGTCATGAACTGCACCAAACTTAACCTTACTCTTCAACTTATACTTTTTGATGAGTTGTCTGGCGGTATCTAAGTAATCCACCCTTTCCATTAATAATAAATCCATAAGTTTTATCATACTTGGTCGATTATCCCTTCTCTGTCTTTGTACCATTTTCTAAATTTTGCTGGTGTACCGATTGTTATTTTGTTCTTGGGGACATATTTGAGAATTTCTTTTTGCCAAGGTCCTGGTTTATTGTCTCCCCATTGTTGCATCCAATATCCATCTCTTGTTATCCTATCCAATACAAACGCATCTATAATCTGTGTATCATATATAAGTATTTCGTTCCACCATGCCGATGGTTTATTTTCTGAGGTTCTAAGATTCTTTAGTATTGCTTTTTTGTTTTTTTGTAGGTATTTATTTTGCCAATCAAAAAAGTCCTTGATGAGTTTACCAGACAATACACCAACATCCTTTTTGACCATCTTTTTATATTCAGAATAATCTATCTTACCTTTTTCTATCCATAAATCATTATATTTATCGTCTATCTTGTCAGCTTCTTCTTGAAATTTCTCAAATTTCTTGTGAAATCCTGCCTTTTTCATGGCGTTTCTCAACTTACTTCTATCACCGACTAAAAAATGTGATTCTATCCATCTACGACCAGTCTTATCGGGTACTGTATCAAAGTCCATGTATCGTTGTGCTAGTAGGTTCCCCCTAACATAAAATATAACTCCACCCGTACCTGTTTGAATACCTCTACCTTTGGCTAATGGTGAGTCATTGTTAGCACGAGTGAATGTTGATATGGATTTTTTCTTACCGATTACCTTACCAATTGTTTTTATGTGGTCAGGATTTGTAACATGAAATGAACTGATGGGTTGTTTACCAAACATTGCTTCCATTTGTTTAGGATATAGTGCCAACATATCCATGTTTCGAATTAATTGTAAGGTGGTTCTTGTGTGGGCAGGAAACCATTGTTCCTTACCCTTATGGGTTAACCAATCTTCCATCAATAGTTCTTTGAGTTTAATCATTTTTTTCTTTTTTTCTTACCCCAACTCAGCGGATTTATGTTAAATTCCTTCTCATAGAACTTTAATTGTTCTTCGAGTTCGGCTCTTTTTGCTGATTCTTCAGCTTCGTGTTTAGCCAATAATTCTTCAATATCTGAATCAGCCTTCACGACTTTGTCTTCTAACTCGATGATTCTCATTTCTATTCTGTAATAAGAATACACCAACATACCAACCAATGTGATTATTTGAATCAGCCATTTTAGATTCAAACTCACCACCATATTATCACCTACTACTGTTCCCTTGTAAGAACGGGCAGTATCTTCTTTGGTTATAGCCATTTACCTCTCCTAAATCAACTCTTCAATCTGTTCCTCGATTTTCTTGTGAAGAATCTTTAGTTCTTTAAGACCTTTCTTAATCATTGCAGGTTTTTCACGATTCACACCCTTGAATACCTTACCCATGTTGACACTCCAACTCTGTCCCCATATCTTCAACATGAGAAAACCTTTCTTGGTGTCACTCATCGGTGCCTCATTTAAGTCCTTACCACCGAGTCTTTCAAACTCTGTAAGACCATCCTTTGGAAAATAATTTTTCATGTAAGGCTTAGTCCACCTTTTGGGTAAATCTTTAAATGAGGTGTCGTTCCACTCCTTCAACAATTGTTTTAGTTTAATCATTTTTTAGGTTCCTTAGCTTCTTTCTCTTTCTTAGGTCTGAACCAAAAATCAATCACCTTAGAAAATGTTGCGATAAAAGTACCCAATATAATATTCAATAAATCCCTATGGGTTGGGTCTAATTCAAGTGTTGGGTGAAACAACAACCACAAAATCCACCATAGTAGACCGAATTGTAATAATGATATCGTAAACTGCATCCAATCAGGTAAACCATCACCCCCATAGTATTTATCGGGTCCTGTTGGTAAATCTCCGTTTACTGCCTTTTTAATCTTATCAACTGGCATCTAATCTCTCCTAATTTATCCTTGATTAGTTTGTGACCTTTTTGACCTTTTCGACAGAACGACCAGCAAAATATGCTGCGTAAACTGTCATTAATAATGTTTGATATACAGGAACATAAGCATCACTTATTGTGAACTCTCCTAAGTTTCCATCGAATACACTCAATATTACAAATACCGCTGTTAAAAAAATTAAGGTGATTGGTCTTATGTTTTTACTTAACCAACTACCATGTTTCATATCGGCTTCCCACCTTGATGAAACTTGTGCTTGTGCTGCTTGTTCAGCGTTAATAAGTATCTGTTCTAACTTTTGTTTAGCCTCTAACTTTTCTTCACCTGAAGTATGTAGGTCATCTATTATATTACCTACATCCTTTAGTGTATCTCCACCTAAGAGACTACCTAAACCTTTTAATAACGACATTTGAATCTCCTTGTTTCTTCAACCATCTTTGGTATTGTTTTCGAGTTCTTCCTTTTGATTTAAGTTCCTTATTTTTTCGAAGTCTTGTTTGTTTTCTTAATTTTGCTGCTTTGTTTGGCATTATCTCCAATCCACTAATTTTATTGCGTTGTAGGTTATACCAACTCCCCAAATTGGTTCGGTTAAACCTGTGGTTTTATCATATGTGATTCCAACCATAGGCCCAACTGAAATTTGATTTCTTGGTATTTTCATCCTTACAGGTAATGATTCTCCACCTACCAATCTTATTCCATCGAATTCCTTACTATCAATGACTGCCTTGAATTCGTTCTTTCCTATTTGTTCGATTCGTGGTTCACCTAATGCTATCATCCCATCAAATCCTATATCTGTCGAACTATTCATCACCATATTATTATCGATATCCAAGCCTGTTCGTCCAAATATCCTTATATAATTATCTTGAATTCCAAATTCCTTCTCAAAAGGAACAACTAAATCTGCAGATAATCCCTTTAAACTATCGATTTTGAACTGGATTTCACTTAATTGTATTTCTGCGGACTTCTGTAACTGATTTAGTTTCTTTAACTTATTATATTGGTCTGCAGTCAACTCAGCAATCTTATCAATATCTTTACTATTTTCTTCGACAATCAACTTAGTACTATCTATCTTTGTAGTGTTGTCGTCTATTTTTACTTCTTGTCTGTCTGAATCCACCCATAGTTCGTGTATTTTCCTTTCATCGAAAAAGTATTTAACCAAAAGAATCAAAATCACGAAACTGATGTTGATGAAGAATCCCCAAAACAATTCCATATTTTTACTCATTATTTAATTCCTTACTTGCGTAGTCTGTCAAAACATTTGGTAACCAAGCATGAATGAAAAGTGCTAAACTTATTTTCATGGCTCTCCACCAATGTTTCCAGTAACCTATGTTGTTTTCTTTGAGATGACTCATTCCATACTCTGAAGTTTAATCAAGTATTCTTGTTGTACCATTTCTGCTGCAAATCTCATCGAGTCTATTCTGGCCTTAGATTTTAATTCATCAATGATTTGTTCTTGTCTCATCTTTTGTACTTCAATCTCAACCCTTAAAACTTGTTCTTGTTTCTGTAATCTACTTTCTAAATCAGAAACCCTATCTTCCATAGTTTTATAGGTTCCACCAATACCAGTTATAGCAGTCAATGTACTCAGTATTACCTTGATTGTATCATTCTTCAATGTTTCAATATTGCATCCTCTATTGCCTTTCTCAAGGCCCCACCTAACTCGGATTTTCCAAACTCCATTTCTTCATTTATCTGTAAACCCGTAGCCTGTATATTTGTCTGTGTTGAACCGATTCCTCTTTTAGATACTATTTCATCGGTTTTCACTTCTTTGATTTTTACATTCAACCTAACTTCGGTTTGAGTTTTACGACCATTTAACAATCCAACTATACTCCAAGCCTCATTGGGTTTTCCAAGATAGACCACTTCAGCTGTTGCTACAAATGAAGCATCTTCTCTATCTGTTAATATGTAGTTAGTTTCGTTCAAAAACACCTCTTCCATGATTTGAGAAATACCAAGTGTGACTCTGTCATCTACAACACCTATGTTTTCAGAAACTTCTACGAATCTCGAAACCTTGAGGGTTTTCTGAGGTATATCTTGACCTAATATCAAAGGTTGTGGTAATTCTTGACCACTAATAATTTTAAACATAAAAAACCCTAATAGGAATTTTAATGCGATTCTCATTTTGTTCTCCTTAAAAATAAGTTCCAAATAATATCGAATATGTTTTATTTCTCTCTCCATAATCATTTATTACTGTGTTGTATCCCATACTGAAACCAATATTGAAAGAAAAAGCTTGTCCTAATTTCCAATCAAACGCTATAGTAGGAAAAAGTATTATAGGACTTCGTAATAATAAATATTGACCCGGTTGATTATCGACTCGATAGTAACGAGCCAAAGTATAAGCCACATAATTACTCAAGGTCATATGAAAAAACCCAATCTTCAACGGAGCCCTAATTCCATAAACCATGTTAATGTTTCCAAATGTATTATTGGTCACACTACCAAAACTTGTGGTTAGTACAAATGCTTCAGCCATCGGTTTGACAAGTGACTTAGCATATGATATACTACCTAACCAATCCCATCCTTGAAATGTTTGATAAGAAACCAACGATGAACTAAAGACTACATTTTGTTTTTTTGCAGTAAATTTGAATCCTCTTCCGTATGTGGCAGTCCATTTCTTAAAATCATCCGTAAAATTTATATATCCGTCATGAGTAGATTTACCATCAAAACTTGTAGCCGTATAAACACTATTAAAAGATGTCACCCAATCACCACCGAGAGTATCTTTGGTAGTGGATTGAATCGCGTAGTTTACCTGCTGTGGTTCTACTGATATATCATCTGTCTTACTGAACTGAGCTGCAGCTGCCTGAGCTATGGTGGACGCCATCACTTCTTCTGCTACTCTGACTGCACAAGGAAATAAATCCTCAAAATCATTATAGACACCTTCTGCCCAAATCTCTAATTCACCTTCAAGCACCTCATCCAATGTAAAGAAACGACTCTGATTATAGTAAGTGACTAAAAAACCTTGTTCTTGTTGATTTAAAGTATAAGTAGACCGTACCTGTGTTTGTTCACATGGGTCTATGTAGTTGTAGAAAAAGGCCTGAGCAGAGAGTCCACTAATGAATAATATGTAATATAGAACTCTCTGCAACATTCATTCCTACCAACCCTTTCTGTCGATAGCTTTGATAACATTTACTACGGCAGTTTCCATAGCTTTATTTGACGCTGAACTGAGTGATGATTGATTCCAACTCATATCAGGATTCATCAAAAAACCTTTACCAATAGTCGATGCTCTACCTTGACCACTACCAACTACATATTGTGTATTTTCTAAATTAACCATTTTAACTTGAATACCCACGATTGTTTCATTAATTGTTTCTACCTTACCACCTTTGATTTCTTCCTTCAAGTTCTGAGCGAAATCATAGATAGTAACATATCCCCAATATTTTGCTTTATCGATTTTTGCCTGATTAGCTTTTAAATCATTTAACATTGCTAATTGGTTATCCCTATCAGCTTCAATCAAATTGAATCTACCAACATAAGACACTACATTCTGTAATTCTTGAGTTAGTCCGAAAGCTACTCTTTTTTCCCCTAATTCAGGATATCGTTCTTCAACATCTTTGTTGAACTTTACTTCAACAATTTTTAATCCATCGACTTTTGTAATTTCTATTTCATCGAGAGACTTTTGTTTTTCGTATTCACCAACATATTGTTCGGTAGATACGGAAGCTGCACATCCCATTAAAACCATTAACGATAATAGTAATAGTTTTTTCATTTTACTCCCTTTCTATCTGAAATCCGACAACGGGTCTTTCAACAACTTTTCCAACCTTCCAATCTCTCCTTTTAATTTGTCGATTTCGTTTTTTAACTTGATTATATCACCATCGTAAGATTTTACTTTTGGTGTCTTCAACCCATCAACTTTCTCACGAAGATATTTGAAATCCTCGTCATACTTATTGAATTTTTCCGCTACCATTTCTACATCAGAAGCATCAGCGAATCCTTGTACTACTTCTTCCAACCCATCAATACGACCAGTAAAACTATACCAACCAGCGATGACGGTAGAAAGAAAAGTAACAATAGCAATAATATTATTAATTGATACTTTGAATCCTTTTGATTTGACTTCTTCAATAGCTTGCTCTATATCCTTAGCCATTATTTTTTCTCCTAACAACTACAACAAGTGCATTCACACACTTGACAGTCACAATTTGTACATTCACACATATTAAAACTCCACATTAATTGATGTTAATAAAGTATTTTTCAAAGGTAAGTTTTCACTTCCACCTATGTAACCTAAATGAAGTATGTAATTCGCATACTTCAAGTCTATTCCTAAAGTTGGATAATTTAATTTATATTCAATATCATTAAAATATCCCATCTTTAAATTTAAAAAACCATTGTACTTCCATTTTACACCTTGTCCATGTGTGTAATATCCTTTGTGTATATTCCATTGATTGTACAATGTCAAATTTTTTCTTTCGATAGATGCACCAATCTGTAAACTCGTTGGTACTTCAGTAGATACTGTTCCTATTCTTGGAGAATAACCCCAATTCTTCAACATCACATCTACATCTATCAAGTCTACTATGTTTCTTTGATGTATTCCCACATCCATAAAGACTCCACTACCTTTTTCTAAATATAGGTCGTGACTAATAAATTTACCAGCCATTCCAATAAAAGTATTCTTCATAGGAATACCTTTGTAATTCAATTGTGTTCCCCAACCCACATATAGAACCATTGAATTAGGACTAAAGTTTCTTAAAACCACACCAGTTTCATCTGTATGTTTTTGTTGTCCGTAATCCTTGTATGTCAATGAAAAGTCAAAATCCTTCCAATTATACTCCACATAATTGTAAGTCATGTCATCAACAATATTTCCCAACCAATTCATCCTCGTGAATGTTACTTGTGAAATGGTATCATCTTTTGTCATAAAGTTACGGGCAGGACTTCTAAATATCAAGGATTGATTACCCACCGATGTTTCGTAGGCAGTCGGAGAAATATCAAGTATACGATTTACTTGTCCAAATAATGAACTAATCAATAGTGATAATGTTAATATTCTTTTCATTTTCCTTCCATCTTTTCAGTCCACCAAATTATTAACTTTAAAGTATAATAAATTGCTGGTAGTATTGCAAATATAAATCCTAAAAAAATTATTGTGTCCTTCATTTATTTTCTTTTAGCTTGCCATTCTGATAATTTAGCTAAACCTCTCATTATTAATGTTGAAAAAATTAATAGTCCTAATAAAATTAGTAATTCCTTCATGTCCTCTCCTATTTTACAATTGTAAATTTATTTGAACGAATTCTATTTTTTGATTCTAATACAAATATATAAACACCGGGTTCCAACTCCATGTGTTCTTGATACACACTCACTTCAGGTAACCATGAACCTGGCTTATTATCAAAACTGAAAGTATGTATTCCTTTATCTACTACCTCGTCTAATAGAGTTCCAATATATTGACCATTAGAATTCAAAATATAAATTTTAGCTTGTTCTTGTTTTTCCATAAAGAATTGAAATGTAGTTGTATTAGTAAATGGATTCGGATAATTATAGGCTATGTCATCATTTTCAGGTTCTCCACCACCAAATGCCCAAAATTTGTTCCAAACTAATACCTCACCATCTTGTCTTTCCATCAATAAATCATCACCACTTGGATTTCCAGCTGCATGTTTACCTACAAATTCTATAGGTGCCGATGTCCATTCAGCGTCAGGAAATTCAGCTTCAAATATCAACTCAATACCATTGATAGCAGATGTGATATAATATCTTTCAGGTGAATTATTAGGTGAGTAATCCATTCCACCAAAACTTACCTTTCTCCAATCACCTACTGGTTCATGAACATTAACATATGTAAACCAAGGTCCTGGTAACACATCGGTTTTCATATCAATAAACTTTAATTCTTTTTCGTTAAATTTTATTTCAAATTCAAATCCTGCTATTTTGTTACCAAATTTAGGAGTGATTGTCAAAGGTACTACTATTTCATTACCCGATTGTACTCTTACAGTTGAGTCACGAGGTAATGATAATGTGACATCGTAGTTTTGTTGTGCTATCCTTGCCAGCCATTGTGCTGGTGGGTCACCTTCACCCCATCTATAATATGTGGTTCCATTGACATCAATATATCCATCTTGATTCTGTGGTGCTACAACATCAGTATCACTTGTTGAACGAAATACAGCCTCTCTGACTTTTGTTCCACTCGCATTTACATCACCAGTAAAAAAGTAAAGGATACTATCTAAGGTAGTATCAGGATTGACCTCACTCATCCAAGCTGAATTACCATTATATAATACAAATGATAATGTATCCAATCCAGTCTGTATGGTGTTCATCAAAGGATTTGTTACTTCGATTAATCCAAAGTTCAATGTAGTATCTTGGTTGAAATCTTTGTCCCAAAAAACGCTGAACTCATATTTTTGATTACCCCATTCTTGATAATACTCATAATCAAATGGTTCATTATCTTCTCTGAATACTTCTATAGTAGACCAATCCTCGTAAGAGTTACCATTTAGATGTGTGTAGTTATCTAATATCTGTGATACATAAGCCCATAGGATGTAAGAATCATTTAATTGATACAAATCATCTCCGTCCACATCTCCTATAAAATAACTTACGGCAGAAAGTGTATCAACACCAACAATAGATTTATATTTGTTACTTTGAAAGTTGAAAGAAGCTATTGCATCATTTATATTTGTAATTCCATATCTATCTAACTCCAACTGATTATGGTCACCGATATCATCAGCACTATCAGGTGGAAAGAACGACATTCTGTAGTAATTATTTCTTGGAAGTTTTATATTGAAGTATCCTCTATCATCCACAAATGTAGAATCGTAATAACTCAAATTCAGATATCCCTCACCTGGTAGAGTACCATATCCAGTATTACCTGTACCAAGATTACCAAACCAATATGTACTTTCAGAATCACCAATGACATCATCATTAAGACTTTCATCAGTAAGACTCGTAGTGGTATCTATGTCTTCAATGTTATACCAATTTGAAAAATCTTCAGGATTACTTTGGTCTAATTCAAATTTTATTTTCCAATAAGGATATGTCTTGTCATCAGTTATACCATTCCTTTGAGGGTATCTAAAGTATCCTTCAACATCTAATAATTTGGGATGTAAGGAGATGTCACCTCGTCCATTTCCAACTCCGTTGCCGTGAGTTCCAACATTGCCGTCAATATAAAGTTTGTAATCCGTAGCGTAGAAA